ACGACGTGGATCCCGCGCATCGCCTCCATCGGGCCGATACCGAGCTCGACGCCGGTCAGGATCACCGCCGCGATGGCGGGCGCCTTGCCCACCAGGTGCCGCGGGACGAATCCCTCGGCGCGAGCGAGCGCGTCCGCCAGCTTGAAGACGTCGCCCATCCCATCGAGGCGCACGCCACCCGTCAGAGCCAGTCCCGTACCGTTGCCGTCAGCCATCACACACCACCCTCGCGGCCTCGCCGCAGTTCTTCGACCCTCTGCCACCCGACGACTGCCGCCTCGCGGAGTCGCCGGATCATCTCGTCGTCGCGCTCGACGACCCACGGCACGAGGCCGCGGCGCATGCGCTCGTCCCAGCTCGCCCAGCCCCCGCCGTACACGACCAGCGCACTGTCGGCGCCTGCGACGGCCATCGCCTGCTGCACCTGCCAGACCCAGTGGCGCGCCGGTCCGCGCCGGTCGCCGCGTTGGTCGGTCTTGATCTCGACCGGGACGAGCGCCCCCGCGACACGGCACCAGCCATCCGGCGACCAGGAGAGTCGCGGCTGGTGCCGGTCGAGCAGCGGGAGCAGCTCGCGCGGCATCGCGTCGGCGTGCGTGATCGCCGGCCATCCCTGCGGCGGGGCCTCGTTCCACGCCGCGACCAGAGGCCGCTCGGCGTCGCTCCCGAGCTGGGCAGCGCGACCCGCGGACTTTGCCTTGCGGGTGCCTGCCTTGACCGCGAACAGCCGCGCCGCCGCGTCGAGGATGTACTTGGGCGTCTCGTGGTCGGGCTCCTCGAGGCCGAGCGCGAGCAGGAGCGCCAGCGCCTCCGAGGCGCCGAACGAGAGCAGCCGGCGGGCCAGCCACGGGTCGGCAGGCGGCGCGGCGTCGGTCGCGGCCGGGTACATGGCGTCGAGCGAGAAGTCGATCACCAGGCCTCCTCGAGCACGTACAAGGGGACTTCCTCCTCGACGCGCTGGCCCACGCGAGCCCACCGCTCGCGCTGCTCCGCCTCGATGAGTTCCAGCAGCGCCCAGCCGCGCCCGGGGGCGTCGGCTTCGGCGTCGTCGAGGGCGCCGACGAGCGAGTCACGCGCTTCCGCCTCGGACTCTGCGTCTGTCCAGCCGTCCGGTCCGTCCTGCGCGAGCATCTGCAGCGCGGACTCGGGGCGCAACAGGCGGAACCAGTGCCAGGCCAGGACGGCGTCGAGCGCAGCTACCGTGGGAGCGAAAACGCTGGAATCGGTGTCCACGCACAGAACAATGCGCTTTGTTGCACTAGCGCGCAAGCGCTAGGTTCTTTGAACCATGCGCAAGCTCACTCTCGCGCCGCGAGTACCACCACTCGGCGCACGGCGCCCCAGAGCGGCCAGGCCCCGGTGCACGCATCGAGGCGGACGGGCGCTTCGGCGGCGTGCGCGGCGGCAAGGAGCTCGGCCTCGACGCGGGCCGGCGGACCGACGCGGCGGCGGAGCCGGGCGTCGTCATAGACGGCGGCGGTGGCCTCCCTGATCTGCGCGATCCGGCACGCGATGGCGGAGGCCGGCGCGGTGCGGAACTGACGCCGGAGCTCTTCGAGGTCCCAGCCATGGCGCAGGGCGCGGTCGAGCTGCTGGCGAGGTACCAGCAGGGCGGCGGCGAGATAGTCCGCCGCCGCTTCGCTCTGCTCGTGACCGTCCCGGTCGAGGGCCCAGTGCCCTATCTCGTGGGCGATGCGGAGGTGCACCTGGGCCGCGGGCGTGCGGCGCCCGAGGTAGATGGTGTCCTCCATGAGGACAGCTCCGCGGAGGTCGCTGTGCTCCACGTGCAGGCCGCACGCCGCGGCGAGCTCGTAGGCGTCGACCGGCCCGCCCTCCCCGCAGAGCGACGAATCGAGCAAGTCCCGGGCGATCCCCTCCAAGCGCGTCGAGTACACGCGAGCCTGACGAGTCAACTCGCGTCGGACTGACCTAGCGGCGCTTGCCCGGCGGCACCGGGCGGCGCCCCTCGGGCACCGGTGGCGGGGGCGCCGGGTCGAGCGCGGCGGCTCGCTCGGTCGCGACCGGGAGCAAGAACACGAGCTGCTCCCTCGTCACGACCCCGTCCCAGGAGTGCAGGTCCTTGCGCAACCTCGCCACGACCTCGTCGGGGATCGGGCGGCCGGAGGCGGCGCGCTCCGCGATGAGCGCCTCGAGCTCGGGCTGGCCGGCCCGGTCGTGCTCGACCTGCGTGTCCCCTCGGAGCAGCCAGTCGACGGTCACGCCATAGAGTTCGGACAACCGCGACAAGATCGCTGCGTCCGGCGACTCCACCTTGCCGAGCTCGTAGCGGGACACGGTCATGCTCGTGACATTGATCGCCCTCGCGGCGCCCTCCTGAGTGAGGCCTTTCGCCTGTCTGGCGTGCCTGAGCCGCGCTGAGAACGTCACTGGCCTCGAGCCTCGCACCGCCGCGCGGCGGTCGCATCCGCCGCGCGTTTAGCGTACGGCTAGCTTGACACACTAGCCCGTTCGCGCTAGTTCGCAAGCGCATGACGGCGACAATAGGATCGAGGCTGCTGAAAGCACGGCTGAAGAAGAACCTGACGCAGGCCCAGCTGGCTCGGGAAAGCGGGCTGTCCTCAGAACAGCTGATCAGCCGGTACGAGCGCGGCGTGTCGACGCCCAGAGCCGGCATCATCGTCGAACTCGCTCGCGCGCTCGGCGTCTCTGCGGGATGGCTGCTTTCGGGCCCAAGCGGCTCAAGGAGGGAGCCGTGACCTCTCTGAGTCAGCTCGAGGCCGCGCTGGCCTCCCTCGGCTGCGTCCTGTCGCTGCACCACGCGGATCGCACTTGGTGGGCGACCGCGACCGTGGGCGACACGAGCCGGGCGTGCTCCGGCGACACCCTCGTCGACGCCGTCAACGAGGCGCTCCGATGGGCGAACGGTCGGCGGGGGCACGCATGAGGATTCTCCTGCGCACGCTCGCGCTCGATGCCAGCCTGCTCCTCGCGGTGGCAGCAGCGGCTGCCGCCACGACGCTCGTCGGCGAGGCGGTCTCCCTCGTGCGGGGGCTCCGATGAGCCTCCCCCCGAAGTGCACCGACTGCGACTACTGCGTCCCGCCCGGTCCGCAGGACGAACTCGTCGTCTGCCGGTACTACCCCACCCGGCCCGGGAGGCACCAGCGCCGCTCGCCGAGGCCTGAGTCCTGCCCGCTCGCGTTGCATGGGGTGCGGCTGTGACGCGGGTCGACCCCCCCGAAGTCCGGCGCGCCCAGGGTGTCGCCATGAGCGACGAGCACGATACCGTCGAGCCCGTCGAGGTGGACGCGCAGGCCGAGGCCGAGCGCCAGCAGCGGCAGTACGCGCTCCACGCCGAGTGGGTGGCCGACCAGTGGGACTCCATGCGCGACGACGAGGAGCTGCTGGTCAGCATGGGCGCGCTGCGGGTGTTCTTGCGCGGCCGGCTGTTCGACGCGTTGTCCGAGCCGTTGCTCCCGCTCAGCGAGGACAGCCCGAGCGAGGGCGAGGAGGACGTTTGATGGAAAACCTGCGCTGTCCATTCTGCGACGGAGAGCACATCCACCAAGCCCGCGTGGAGGTCGGCTTCCGACAAAAGGAAGACGAGAGAATCTCGACCCGTGTGATGGTTGCTCGCAATCAAGTGACGAGCGACCGCAAGGCGCTGGGCGGACGTCGCGACGAACTGTTCATCTATTTCTGGTGCGAACAGTGCAGCCCGGAAGCCCATGTCCACAACTTCGGGAACGAACTGGACGACGACCAAAGGGCTGATTTTGCGCTGCGAGTGTACCAGCACAAAGGCCATACGATGACGGAGTGGTGGACATATCGCATGTCCAAAATGGGGGGCAAATGACCCGCCTCGATCACCCCGACGTCGAGCGCCGCACGTGGCGCGATGCCGTCGCCGAGTCAGTCGTCGCGTGCGCGCTGGTGGCCTGCGTGGGCCTTGTGCCGGTGCTGCGGTTAGCGTCTGCCGACGCGGACGCGGCCGACGACGAGACCGCGGCCGTCATGCTCGCGAGAACCTGCGTCTCCGAGCGCGGATGGGCGGTCGAGAGCGACGACTGCGCGGCGATCGCGGAGGTCGTCCGTGGGCGCATGGAGCGCACCGGGGAGTCCTGGGTCGAAGCGCTGGGCGAGTTGTCTCCGCGCTTGCACGGTGACGCGCCCATCGGTCGCCCGTGGCTGCGCGGGCTCGTCGACGAGCGGCGTCCCGATGGCTGGCGGCTGGCTCGCTGGGAGTCCCATCGCGACGCCTGGTTGCGGACCCTCGAGGAGGCCCGCGCGCTGATCGCCGAGGAGCGCCGGGTCTGCTCGTCCGCCCCGGTGTCTTGGGGGTCGGCCGATGACGTCCGCAGACGCGCCGGCCGCGGGGCCAGGTGGCACGAGGTCGAGTGCGGGGAGACGCTGAACCGGTTCGGCTGGTGGTCGCGGTGAGGCTCGCCGGCATCGACCCGCTGCCGTCGGAACCGGTGATGCGCGCTCGAGCGAGCTCGGCCTGGTACACGCCGCCAGACGCGGCGGCAGTGGTGGCTCGCATGGCCTATTCGGCGGCGCTGCGCCGGCCCGAGGTCGCTGGCGTCGAGCCCTGGCGCATCCTGGAGCCTGCGGCGGGCCACGGCGCACTCATCGATGCCCTCGTCGGCGAGCTTGCGCCCAGCCGCGAGACCATCGTCGACGCGGTCGAGCTCGACTCGCATGCGGCGGTCGTGCTCGCCGACAAGGCCCTGTCCTGGCCGTGCCGGGCGCGGGTTCATCTCGACGACTACCTCGAGCGGCCTGCGCCGGCGCGGCCATACGACCTCGCGGTCATGAATCCGCCCTACGAGGGCGGGCTGGATTCGCTGTTCCTGCGCAAGGCCATGGACGAGAGCTTGCGGGTGGTGGCGCTCGTGCGGCTGGCGCTGCTCGAGAGCCAGCGGAGCTACGAGCGGGTGTGGTCTCGTCTCGACGGCGAGTGGCGCCTGATCGAGCTGCGGCCATTCGTCCAGCGGCCCGTGTTCGCTGCGCCCTCCTCGAGGGCGTGCGGGGGCAAGACCGCGTTCTGCGCGTTGAAGCTGTCCAGGGTCCGCGGCGAACGGGGGACGGTCGTGGGGTTCGTCCGATGAGCCTGCTCGTCCACGTCCCCGGGGACCCGGTGCCCAAGGCGCGAGCGCGCGTGGTAGGCGGGCGCGGAGTCACGCCGGCCAAGACGCGCGAGTACGAGCGCCGAGTCGGCGTGTACGCGCTGCAGGCCCGCAGCGAGCACCAGCAGTCGAAGCCCTGGTCGATGCTGGGGTGGTATCGAGTCGAGATCCGATTTTGTCGGGAAGAGGCGCGGGGAGACCTGGACAACGTGGCCAAGTCCATCCTCGACGGGCTGTGCGGCGTGCTGTACCTCGACGACGCCCGCGTCGTGTCCCTGGTCGTCGAGCGCCTGTACGAGGGCCAGGTCGGCGCCTGGGTGACGGTGACGGAGGTGCCTGCCCCCGGCGGCTCGCCAGCGCCCCGCAAGCGGCCCGCCGCCCGCGCCCCAAAGGCGGACCATCCGTGGCGGGGTCGCGCCGCGTTGCCGGCCAAAGGCTACCGGGGCGGGGCATGAACCACCGGTGGGAGCGCGAGGGGCGGCACGACACGGGCGAAGCGCGGCTGCGTTGCGCCATGTGCGGCATGCTGGCTGCCTGGCCAGGCGCGAGGCTCCCGTGCCCCGGCAGGGCGGCGCACGGCCTCGAGCTCGCCGAGGCACGCGAGCAGCTCTCCGGGGCGCGCAGGTCGCTCCGGCGGTACGAGCGCGAGCTCGTCCGATGGCGGCGCGCGCTCCTCCTCGAGGCGCGGGCGTGCCTGGGCCGGTACCGACGCGAACTCGCGGCCAAGGAGGCCGCGTGAAGCCCGCGCTCCCGAAGTGTGGGCACGTATGGCGGGCGGGGCCGCGGCCGGCTGTGTGGCGCTGCTCGCTCTGCGCGGTGCTCTCGACGTGGCCGGCTGCGAAGACGCCGTGCCTGATGCGGAACTTGACGGTGCGGCACCGGCCGCAGGAGGCGACTCGATGACTTGGTTCCGGGTGGACGATGGGTTCGGCGAGCATCCGAAGGTGGACGCCCTCGGAGCGGACCAGGGCGCCGCCCTTTCGGTCTGGTTGCTATGCGGGACCGCATGCGCTCGGACCCTCTCGGACGGGTTCGTGACCCAGGCCATGCTCGTCCGTGCATGCGCGAGCCTGGGCCCGGCGACCCGCGCCCGAGGGGTCGCCGCACTGGTAAGAGTGGGGTTGTGGGAGGAGGGCCAGAACGGCAGCCAGAACGGCTGGCGGTTCCACGACTGGCACGACCACCAGCCCTCCCGAGAGTCCGTCATCGCGAAGCGAGATGCCGAAAAAGCCAAGAAGCGCGGGCAAAGAGTACCTTTGTCCCCAGGGGACAAGTCTGGGACGTCCCCGGGTAAACCTGCAGCTTGTCCCCCGGGGAGTCCCCCGGGGAGTCCCATGGGGAGTCCCGCCCCTCCCGTCCCGACCCGTCCCGACCCGTCCCGATCCAGTACCCCTCACATACATCGTTCGGGGTCTGAGACGCGCGCGCCCGCGCCCGCGCGACCCCCGCCGTCGGGTGATGTGTTGGTCCCGGTGGTCGAGGCCACGTGGGCCGAATGGCGGCGGGTGTTCGGGCGTGTGCCAGCGGCCGGCTCGGTGCAGGCCGTCAGCGCCATCCTGCTCGGCCGGGCGGGCACTCCGACGCACGAGGAGCGCCGCACTGCCGACCGGTGCCGGGCCCTGATGGACCAGGCGCCGAGCAACGGCGAGGTTCTTTCGTGGACCAAGCGGGCAGTCGCGGCGTTCCGCCTCGACGACTACGCCGCATCGAGCGGCCATCCGTTCGCACTGTTCGCCGCCCGAGCTGGTGAGTTCGCGGCCCGGTCGGCCGTGCAGCCGAATCACGTGCCAGATGACTTTTCGGATGTTCCCAGCATCGAGTCTCGCTTCGGACCGGAGGTGTGATATGTTCTTGTCGCAGGCCCTGATTGACGTTCTCGGCACCATCCCGACCCCGAAGTCCGATGAGGAGATCCAGCGCTACGAGGCTCGAGTGCACCGCGAATCGCGGCGGGCGAACCTGCGTTCGAGCGGCATCACGAGTCACCTCGCCGAGGGCGACGAGTCCCTCGTTCTGGACGGCACCGCGAAGCAGACCGAGTCGCTGCGCTTGGTGCGCCGATGGATGGCGCTGTGGCAGTCCGGCGGAGCTCCGTGGGTCTGGATCGGTGGGCCGGTAGGCGTCGGCAAGACCATCGCGGCGGCCCACGCGCTCGCGGAGCTCGGCGGCCGGTACGTGAGCTTCCTCGACGTGATCCGCATCTATCGCGAGAGGGAGCGCTCGGTGCGGTCCGCGGCTGCGGCGTGGGCGCGGTTGGGCGGGCAGTACCTGGTGGTCTTGGACGAGGTCGGCCTCGAGGAGAAGGGGCAGGCGGAGCACGCTCGTGTGGCGCTGCACGAGTTCGTCGAGCAGCGGAGGCGCCGCTCGACTCCGACCATCGCGCTGACGAACAAGCGCTCCGAGGCCATCCGCGCGCGCTTCGCGGCGGCCTACTACGACAAGCGCACCATGAGCCGCCTCGGGCAGGTCCTCTGGAAGGACCAGGACGGCAAGGGGCTGCACGACGTGGGCGGAGTCGACCTCCGCGGGGACGGCGTCTGATGGAGTGGCTCTACAACGGGCCCGTGCAGACCCTCGGAGAGCAGGCGACACGGCGCGAGCTCGAAGGCTATCCCGAGTGGTTGAAAGCTCGCGTGGCGGTGGTCGAGATCGGCGATGGCGGTCGGTACGTGCGACTTACGCTCACGCGCCCGAAGAGGTCGTGATGGGGGCGAAAAAGACTCAGAAGCTCGCATCAAACGCGCGCGCAGGCGCGACAACAGAGACGCCTCGAGAGAGGGCTCTGGCGCAGTGGGTCGACGCCATCGCATCCGGCGTCACCGAGCGCGGGGCAGCGGTAGCGATCACGGCGGAGTACGGCTTCTCGCACGGGCAGCTCGTGGGCTGGTGCCGCTACGACCCGGATGGCTGGGGCAAGGCCCTGGCGGCGGCGCACGCGGCCAAGGTGGAGCGCCTCGAGGCGGACCTGCGCGCCATTGCCCTGGGCGAGACGGTCGAGGACCCGTCGGTGGCGAAGGTGCGGGCCTCGACGCTGCAGTGGCTGCTGAGCAAGTGGGACCGCGACCAGTACGGGGACGCGAGGCGGGTGGAGCAGACGGTGGAGCTCAAGCCTCCGGCGGACGACTCGCCCGAGTCCATCGTCGACGACGCGATCGCGCTCCTGACGCCAGAGCAGCGGGAGGCGATGGTGCGCCGCCTTGGGGGCGGCTCGTGACCCGCGAGGTTGCGCCTGGGGTGGTGCTGCGGGCTGGCGTGCTCGCCCGGGACGGCGTCGACCGCGACGCTGGCTACATCGCGAGCTCGTGGGCCGAGTCGTCGGGCTCGCAGCTCGGGGACATGACCGGCGCCAAGCCTCGCGAGTGGAAGGACCTCCTGCGCGGCCGTGTGGCGTCGGACATGCGCCGGCATCGGATCGCGGTGGCCTGCGACGTCGACGACGAGGACCGCCTGTACGGCTGGGCGTGCGGCTCGCCCGGGGTGCTGGCCTACGTCTACGTGCGCGACACGCGGCGGCGGCAGGGCATCGGCCGGGCCCTCGTCCTCGAGGTGTGCGGCGGCGTGCCGAAGCGGTGCGTGTGGCTCACGCCGAGCGTGCAGGTCCTGGCGCTCCGGCATCACGTCGAGTGGCGCCCGTGAGCGACCCGCTCACATCGTTGCGAGCTCGCATCGAGGCCCAGCGTGCCAAGCAAGCCGGCGACGGGATCCCGTACTGCCCGCACCGCCCGACGCCGCCCCAGGCTCGGTTCCTCGAGCTCGACACGCTGGAGGCGCTGTACGGCGGGGCTGCCGGCGGAGGGAAGTCCGACTGCCTGCTGATGGACATGCTCCGCTGGTGCGACCGCCCGGGCTTCCACGGGCTCGTGCTGCGCCGAACGCTCCCCGACCTCGCGTTGCCCGGCGCGATCATGGACCGAGCGAAGTCGTGGCTGGCGGGTCGGCAGGACGTTCGCTGGTCCGAGGTCGGCAAGGTCTTCACCTTCGGTAGCGGGGCTCGGCTGCAGTTCGGGTTTTGCGAGACCCCTGCCGACGTCTACCGCTACCAGGGCGCCGAGTTCCACCGCATTGCGATCGACGAGCTCACGCAGTGGCCCGAGCAGCCGTATCGGTACCTCTTGAGCCGGCTCCGACGTCGCACTGGCGACACGACCCCGCTCGGGATGCGCGCCGCGACGAATCCGGGCGGCATCGGCCACGGCTGGGTCAAGCGTCGCTTCGTGGCGCCTGGCGACCCGTCGCGGGCATTCGTGCCGGCGCGCCTCGACGACAACCCGCACTTGAACCGCGAGGAGTACGAGCGGAACCTGTCGCTGCTCGACGACGTCACGCGGCAGCAGCTCCGGGACGGCCAGTGGATCGACTCCGGCGAAGGGCTCGTGTACCGGTTCGAGCGTGGCCGGAACCTCCTCGAGGAGCTCCCGCGCCTCGACGGTTGGTATCCGGTGCTCGCGGTCGACTTGGGCAGCAGCGAGATCAAGCCCACGACGGCGTTCTGCCTGTTGTTCTGGTCTCAGCACGACACCCGGTCGGTGGTGGTGAAGGGGTGGGCGGAGGCCGGGCTCATCCCATCCACCATTGCCGAGCGGATCCGGTCGGTGCTCAGCCTCTATCCGGAGTGCCGCGTGGTGATGGACGTCGGCGCCCTGGGTTCGGGATACGCCAACGAGATGCGGTCGAGGTATCTGATTCCAGTCGAGCCCGCCGAGAAAGCGAACAAGCTCGGATTTCGGAAGCTCCTCAATGGCGCGCTCGAGCGGGGAGAGGTGGTGCTACTCGACGACGAGTGCGCTATGCTCGTCGAGGAACTGGAAGCCCTGCAGTGGGCTCCGGGCGGCCTGGACAACGACAAGACGCAGCCCAACCACTGCACCGACGCGCTCCTGTACGGGTGGCGTGCGACTCAGTCGTGGCGGGCCGCGCACCGCAAAGCGGCCGAGCCGCCGACCGAGGAGCAAGCATGGGAGCAGCGAGTGAGAGCGAAGCACGAGTCCAGGAAGCGCGATCCGTTCGCCAACTGGTAACGGACTTCGTCGACGACATGCACTCTCGCGGAGCGCGGCAGATCCAGGTTCGCGTATCGGCGGGCGGGGTGGACCTCTCGGCCTCGGTCGTGATGGGCCCTGCTCCGATGGCCACGAGCGCGGCCAGCGCTCCGTTCGAGCTCGTCGGAGCGAGCGACGTCGAGCGCGTGCTGTTCGCGCCCGAGCCTCCGGAGGAATGACGATGCCCGTGAAGATCGAACACCGGTGGTGGCTCGCGCCGAAGAACCAGGCGCACAAGGACGTCGTGGCCTCGGCGACGTTCGTCGCAGAGCGCGAGGGGTGGCGGTTCTCGGACCTGTTGACGTCCTGGCGACTGTACGACGGCCGCAAGTGGCACTCCCTGCGCCGGATGGGCCGCCAGCGCCGATGGGTCGAGGCTGCCGACGAGCTCATGCGCTACAACGTCGTGCAGTCCGTCGTCGACACCATCACGGCCAAGCTCGTGAAGTCGCTGCCGGCTCCCGAGTTCGTGACGAACGGTGCGGACTACAAGGTTCGTCGCGCAACGAAGCGGCGGAACAAGTTCGCCAAGGGCGTGCTGCACGCCTCGGGCTTCTATGGTCAGTTCGCCGAGGCCGTGAAGGAGGGCGTCAACTGCGGCACCAGCGCGGTGAAGTTCGTCGTCGACGACAAGCGCATCCGGTGCGAGCGAGCGCTGCTCTGGGAGCTCCACGTGCCGCCGTGGGAGGCCGAGCGGGGGCAGCCCACCACGCTGTTTCAGCGCTGCCAGGTCGACCGCCAGGCGCTGCTCGACCGCTTCGGGCACGGGACCGGGGCGTCCGAGCGTACGCGCGCGATCCAGGCAACGAAGGCGAACGGGGACACCGCCCCGGATCCGTCGATCGGCCGCTACGACCGCGACATGGAGGGCGCCGACGTCGTGCAGGTGATCGAGGCGTGGCACCTGGGGTGCGACGGCGAGCCGGGACGGCACGTGATCTGCGTCGATGGCGGAACGCTGCTGGACGAGGAGTGGGCCTCGAGGCGGTTCCCGTTCGCGTTCTTCCGATGGGAGGTTCCGCCCACCGGGTTCTGGGGGCGCGGTGGAGCTCTGAGGCTCTACGGGCTGCAGTACGAGATCAACTCGCTCCTGCAGTGCATCCAGGCGAACACGAAGCTGCACGCGACGCCGATCACGTATGTCGACTCTCAGTCGACCGTGATCGAGGAGCACCTGACGAACATGCCCGGCGCGACCGTGCGGTACATGGGCGGGACGCAGCCGCCGACGCGGTTGGTCGCCCCGATCATGCCGCAGGAGGTCTACTCCCAGGTGCAGGAGCGCATCCGGTGGGGGTACGAGCTGATGGGCGTCTCGCAACTGTCCGCCTCGAGCATGAAGCCGGCCGGACTGGACGCTGCGGTGGCCCTGCGCGAGTACCACGACATCGAGTCCGAGCGGTTCATCATCCCCGGGCGGCGCGTCGAGGACTTCGCGATCCAGGCTGCCCGCGTCTGCATCGACCTGGCGAACGAGATCCCCGGCTATGAGGTCGACACCATGGAGCGGCGAGGCAATCGCCGCGTGAAGTGGAGTGACCTCAAGCTGCAGGAGGACGATTTCACGCTGCAGTGCTTCCCGGTCTCGATGCTGCCGCAGACGCCCGCCGCGCGGAAACAGGCTGTGCAGGAGTACATGGCGGCGGGTCTCATCACGCCCGAGAAGGCCCGAGACCTGCTCGACATGCCGGACCTCGAGGAGGACGCCACGCTCGCGTCCGCGAGCCTCGACTACGTCCGCAAGCAGGTCGAACTCATCCTCGACGAGGAGGGCTTCGAGCCGATGGAGCCGCGGGTGAACCTCGCGCCCGCCGTTGCCTATGCGCAGGCGGTCTACCTGCGCGAACGGGCCGATGGAGCTCCGGACACGGTCCTCGAGTCGCTTCGCCGCTACATCGACCAGGGGATGGACATGCTCCGCCGCGCCCAAGAGGCCGCGCAACCGCCGATGGCGCCACCGGGCACGGGGCCCGCCGTGGCGACCGCATGAGGGACCGATGACCGAAGAGACCCAGTCCACTGCGCAGCAGACCGACGCGCAGCCCGCGCCCGACCAGAAGCCGCAGGAAGCCAAGGCTGCCGAGGAGACGCCGGAGATCCGGTCTCTCAAGGCCGAGGCGCTCAAGGCCGCCCGCGAGCTCCGCGAGGTGAAGGCTCAGCTCACCGCGTTCCAGCGGCGGGAGGCCGACCTGGCGAAGGACCGCGAGGCCCGCGAAGCCGCACAGCGCGAGCTCGACGACCTCAAGGCCAAGGACCCGCGAGCGTGGCTGTCTCGGGCAGCAGGCGAACCGCCGGAGCAGTTCGCGCGGCGCATCGCCGGGGACACGAAGGAGTCGCAGCTCGAGCGGCAGATTCTCGAGCTCCGCCAGACGCTGGCCGCGCAGCAGCAGCGCTTCGAGGAAGCGCAGAAGTCCGAGCGAGTCACTCGGGAGGAGGCTACGAGCGCCGCGGCGTATCGCGAGGTCCTCAAGGCGGCGGAGGCCAGCGAAGAGGCCGCTCTGGCGGCCGAGGAACTGCGGCGCGACCCCAAGGCTGCCCAGCGATGGATCATGTCCTGGGCAGGCTCGGAGTGGCCGTCTGTGGCTCGGGAAAAGGGCCTCGACGTCAACGACCCTGCGGCGTGCGCGCGCGAGGCAGCGGCCGAGATCGATCGCATGGTGCTTGCTCGCTGGGAGAAGCTCCGACAGAATGAGAGGGTCGCGAAGCGTCTCGGCTTCGGGGCAGTCCAGTCCACCGAGCCCCCAGCGAGTCCGGGCAACCCGCCGCCGCGCACCATCACCAGCGCTGTCGCTGGCTCGAGGTCCGCGGCTCCCGCCACAACCGCGAGCGGGGACAAGCCGATGACTCCGGCACAGCGCGATCGGGCCGCACGACTGGCCGCGATTTCCAAGCTGCAGGAGTTGTCGACGAAGCCCGCACGCACACGGGGCTGATCGCGAGCTCGTGAGTCAGTCCCAAGGACTGACTCACCATGCCCGTGTTGGACTTCGCAGGAATCCAGGCCGTTCTCAAGGAGCGGTACCCCTCCGGCCTCCCCGTCGACACCTTCTACAAGAAGGCCCCCTTCCTCGCCCTCATCCCCAAGGACCAGGATCTCGCGTTCGGCGAGGCGATCAAGGTCCCGGTCGTCTACGGCAACCCGCAGTCGGTCGGCGCGACGTTCGCGACCGCGCAGGGCAACGTCGACGGCACCCGCCAGAGCGCGTTCAAGGTCACCACCAAGAACTACTACGGCTTCGGCCAGATCACCGGCGAGGCGATCAAGAAGGGCAGCCGCGACGCCGGCTCGTTCATCGACACGCTCGACTTCCAGATCCAGGGCGCGATGACGACCGTCCGCCGGTCGCTGCTGCGCTACCTGTTCGGCAACTCCGGCGGCGCGCTCGGGCAGATCAGCGCGGGCTCGACCGTCGGCTCGGCCACCATCACCCTCGCGAACCCCTTCGACGTCGTCTACTTCGAGCCGGGGATGGTTCTCAAGACCTCGGCGACCGACGGCACGTCGGGCTCTGCGCGCGCAGGCTCCGTGACGCTGACGGCAGTCGACCGCTCGGCGGGCACGCTGACCGCGTCGGGCAACTGGTCGGCCGGCATCGCCACCGTGGCGGTGAACGACTACATCTTCCGCGACGGCGACTTCGGCCTGGTGTGGGACGGCTTCCGCTCCTGGGTGCCCGACAGCGCTCCCAGCGCGACCACCTTCTACGGGGTCAACCGGTCGCTCGACAGCCGCCTCGGCGGCATGCGCGGCGACTACTCGGCGCTCCCCATCGTCGAGGGCATCCAGAAGGCGCTCAAGGTGCTCGCGGTCGAAGAGTCGGACGGCGACTTCGGCGTGCTCAACCTCGAGGACTGGCTGAACCTGTCCTTCGCCCTGCAGGCTCGCGGCACGCTGATGACCGAGCGCGTCGAGACCGAAGTCGGCGTCGGCATCGAGGCGATCAAGGTCGGCGGCCCCGGCGGGATCTGCAAGATCATCGGCGATCCGAACGCTCCGAAGGGGCGCTTCCTCGCCGGGCAGATCGACACCTGGAAGCTCTGCACCATGGGCGACCTGGTCGACTTCCTCGACGACGACGGGATGCCGTACCTCCGGGTCGCGGCCTCCGATGCCGTCGAGCTCCGCGTCGTGAGCCGCGGGAACCTCGTCTGCTACGCGCCGGGCAAGAACGGCAACTTCCTCGTCGGGACCACCTGAGCATGGCTTCTCGTCTCTTCTCGAGGGACCTGGCGTCCCTCGACAACAACGTCGTGAAGCTGTTCTCGCGCGTCACCTTCGGCGCTTCGACGTCGATCGCCTCGCAGGACAGCAACGGCCTCGTCGTGTCGGCGCTCGGCACCGGCACGATCGACGTGCAGCTCGGCTCGGCGGCGGCGCGGGACACGTACCCGACGCTCCTGTCGATCTCGCTGACCCCGCTCGCCGCCGCGGCGACGGACACCGGCTGGCAGGTCATCGAGCAGACCATCGCCACGGACGGCACGTTCAGTCTCCGCAACGCCCCCGCGGGCGCTGCGGCGGCGCCGGTCTCCGGCACGAGCCTCTTCATCGAAGTGACGCTGCGCAACAGCGGCACGCCGCGTCGAGGCACCTGACATGGCGAAGATCGAGCTCGGTTCGATCTTCGACGAGCCCTCCGAGTCGGACACGGAGTCGGGAGAGACCGACGCCATGGACGACTCGGAGGCACTCGCTGAGGAGCTCCTCCTCGCGGTCGAGAACAAGGACGCGAAGGCGCTGGCGGGGATCCTCCGCTCGCTCCGCATGGAGGACTGAGACATGGCCCGGACGCGCACGTTGACGCAGCTCATCGCCGACGTGCGCGATCTGACCGACACCGAGAACAGCCAGCACGTCACCGACGCGCAGGTCACTCGGTACATCAACCAGTCGATCGCTGCACTCTACGCGCTGATCGTAGAGCAGGACGAGAACGACTTCGCCGCGCAGTGTTCGTTCAACACCACCGCGGGGGCAGAGACTTCGCAGATCCTCTCGGCCCCGCTCGAGGGCGTTCCGGTCCAGCCGTACAAGCTCCTCGCCGTCGACGTCGTCGACAACAACGGGCTCTCCTACCCGGTCCCCCGCTTCATGCTCGGCGAGCGAGGCTACCTCGACACGCAAGACGGCACCTGGGGCGTCCTGCAGCGCACACACTACCAGTGGCGCGGGACGGACACGCTGTACTGGTCGCCGCCGTGGGAGAGCTCGGTGCTCATCCGGGTGACGTACATCCCGAGCCCTGTAGACCTCTCGGTCGGGACCGACGCGTACGACGGGCGCGCCGGCTGGGAGGAATGGGTCACGCTGGACGCATCGATCCGCGTGATGCTCAAGGAGGAGTCCGACGTCTCGGACTTTGCCCGAGAGCGAGCCGCGGTCGAAGCGCGCATCCTACGGCAGATCACCGCCCGCGACCGGGCGCAGCCTAAGCGAATCCGCGACGTGTCCGGCGGCGAGCGGTGGTGATGCTGTCGCCAGTCGTTGGCCGGCTCCTGGTGTCACCGCGGTGGTGGACGGCACCCGTAGGCGCCGATCACGCCACTGCCACGGCATACCTCGCCCGCCGGGCAGCGAATCCCACACCCGCCGCAACTGAACTCGTCACTGAGGATCCTGCACTCGTAGACGTACGGGTTCTCGGCCGTCGGGCAGCACGTCGTGTCGGTCGCGCCCATGGGGCAGCCGCACACGGTCACGTCGGGCGGCGCGTCGCGGGGCGTGTCGACGCGGTAGATGCACCCGTGGAGGAGCAGGCAGAGCACGGCGGTCGTACGCATGAGCTCGAGCATACCTCCGGAGCGGGCTGATGCCGGTCTACACCGGCCTCCGCGCGGTTACCGGCGCGGGCATCGAGCTCCTCCGCCGCGTCGATGCGCTGCCGGTGTCCGGCACCATAGGCGAGAAGGTCGTCCTCAAGAGCACCGGCATCGTTTACGAGTGGACCGGGGCGTGGACGAGCCTGGGGCCAGCTGTCCCGACCACGCCGAGCGCAATCAGCGCCGGCACGACCATGGCGAGCTCGGGCACGGTCGCATTCGCCAACAGCAACAACGTCTCGTTCGGCCTGAGCGGGCAGACCATCACGGCCTCGGTCGGCGGCGGAGGCGGGGGCGTCGCGGTCAGCGCCGGGACCGTCAGCGTGTCGAGCGGCACGGTGGTCTTTTCGAACAGCAACGGCGTCTCGTTCGGGCTGAGCGGCTCTACCGTGACCGCCAGCGTGGCAGCGGGACCCTCGGCGGGCATCGCCGGGCTCGGAGCCGGCACGCAGACCGCGACGAGCGGCACGGTGGCGTACGCCGCCAGCAACGGCCTGTCCTTCGGCCTGTCTGGCAGCTCGCAGATCACGGGTTCGCACGATGGTCTCCGCTCTGTCTCGGCGGGCACGACTCACGCGCTCGGCCCGGGCCTGTCGCTCGCTAACAGCAACGGCCTGAGCTTCGGCGCAAACGGCTCGACCATCACCGGGTCGTACACCGTCCCGAGCACGGCCGGGCTGCTGTCGGCGGTCAACCTGTCGGCCGGCACCACCTCGCAGAACGCCAGCGCGTTCGTGTTCTCGAATGGTGGCAACGTCACTTTTGGACTCGACGGCTCGACCATTACCGCGTCTGCTCCGAGCGGCGGTGGCGGCGGCGGGGTCACGCTGTCGAGCTATGAGCCGATGCCGTTCGTTGCCAATACGGGCACGGCGGTCTGGTCTGCCACTACTGCCACCAGCGCGCCGATTGGCCTGTTTCCGGTACAGATCGATGCGCCCGTAGCCGCCGAGCTGATGGGCGTGGTTGTATCCATGTCCTTCGTGACGGGCGGCGCATCAAGCTACCGGCAGAGCGCCACGCTGAAATGGGGGCTCTACACGCGGCCCACAGGCGCGTCCTCGACGCAGCTCAATCTGCTGCAGAGCGACTCGCTGTCATACGCGGTGACGTACAACAACAGCACGATCAGCATCTCCCAGGTCACGACGACCAACGTGGGACCGACCTACGGATACGGGCAGACAACCAGCGCAGGACTAAACATCAGCAGCGGATATACGGGGCTGAAACTGCTGAATCTGGACATCGGCACGACGCTGACGGCGGGTCAATACTGGCTCGGCATCCAGCACATCAACAGCTCCTCGAGCTTCAACAGCGGCATCCGCATGAGCTTCTACGGCAGCGCGCATACGCTGACCGGGCTTGCGCCGATGGGTTCGTTCTCGTCGGCGTTCTCGACTGGCACCAACGTCGCGGGTGGTCTCGGCGGCAATCTGTACCTCGGACTCGGCAGCTATTCGGTGGCGGCATTGACCTCGCTGCCGGCGACCATCAGCCTGTCTCAAGTGACGCAAGCGGGCATCAACTTTCGGCCGTATCTGCGGTTCTCGACGCGGGTGACCTGATGACGACTGCCACGATTGCATGGGTGCGCTCGGTGCGCATCGACGACGACGGGCTGACCGTCTATGCGGACATCCACTCGCGGCTCGGCCCTGAGGTGACATCCAAGGAAATGCACGGCTTCGACGTAGACGCGTCGGCGGCGGACCTCGAGGCCGCGGTGCTCGCGCGCATCGAAGCTATCTGCCGCGACGAGCTTGGCATCCCGGTCGATGCGGACCACGCGGTTCGGATGCTAACGAGGCTGCGGTGACGATGCTCGCCATGGACGCCGTCAAGGCGCAGTCCGTCGGCCGCGGCTTCGACCTGGTCGAGCACCTTCGCGGGACGACGTACCGCGACGTCTCGACGGTCGTGCTCGTGCCCACGCGCGGCATGATCCACCACCGATGCGCGAACGCGATCCACACCATGATCGCGCCCATGAACGCCAAGCGCGCGCTGCTGTATTGCGAGGGCGACGAGGTGGGGCACGCGTACAACCGGATGATCCGGTGGGTGCTCGACCATCCGGAGCTCTCTCGGTGGAAGTACATTCTCACCGTCGAGGACGACAACATCCCGCCGCCGGATGCCCACGTGCGGCTCATCGAAAGCATCGAAGCGGGCCCCTTCGACGGCGTTGGCGCGCTGTACTTCACCAAGGGCGAGGGAGGAATGCCCATGTGTTATGGAGACCCGGTGGAGTACGCGCGGACCGGCGTGCTCGACTTCCGCCCGCGTGACGTCCGCGGCGCCATCCAGCGTGACGCGGTCGTCGAATGCAACGGCATCGCGCAGGGCTGCACGCTGTATCGCATGGACCTTTTCCGCGAGCTCGAGGCGCCCTGGTTCGTGACCGTGGCAGACGTCGTGCCCGGCGGTGGAGCCGCGGCCATGACGCAGGACCTGTACTTCTGCGAGCGCGCCAAGCGCAAGGGCAAGCGATTCGCGACCGATTGCCGAGTGAAGGTCGGGCACCTCGACGTGAACACCGGGATCGTCTGGTAGGAGACCCATGGACGGCGAGATCGAGATCATCCAAGACACCGCACCGGTCCGCATCGATCTGGCGTGCGGGCAGCGGCCTCGAGAGGGGTTCGTCGGCTACGACCTGCACGCGCCTCTCACCGACCGCGTGCGCCGCCTGGACCTTCTCCAGTTCCCATGGCCTGCCGAGTCGGCGTCCGTCGACGAGCTGCACTGCTCGCACTTCATCGAGCATATCCCGATGGCCGAGACCGCCGATGGTCAGGACCTGCTGTTCGCCTTCTTCGACGAGGCGTTCCGCATCCTCAAGCCGGGCGGCACGATGACGGTCGTCTGGCCGTCGCTCAAGTCCGTGCGCGCATTCCAGGATCCGACCCATCGCCGGTTCATCCCCGGCGAGGCCATGGGGTACCTGAACGCCGAATGGCGCAAGGCGAACGGGCTGGACCACTACCGCGTGACGTGCGACTTCGAGATCCGGTCCGTGGTGCCGACGATTCACCAGGATACCGCGCTGCGCAGCGCCGACGCACAGGCGTGGATGGTGGCCGGACTCTGGGACCGCACGGTCGACTGGCACGCTGTCCTCGCCAAGCCGGGGGCTCGCTGACATGCCCCGGCAGGCCCCGCGATACCCCGTGGAGGCAAGCGCCTCGAGGGAGTCCGTGCAGCGGGCCTTCGACTCGGTGTCGCTCGACGTCGACGAGCTCACAAGCAGCCTCGCCTCCGTCCCCTACTCCCCCGGAAACCCCTCGGACTGGTCGGGCACTCCGCCGGCCAACTTGCAGGCGGCGCTCGACCGCATCGCCGCTGCGATCGGACCCATCCCATGAGCCTACAGAAACAGGTCGTCGAGGTTCCGATCCACGCTGGTACCAGCGACCAAGTGCACGAATACGTCGCCGTCGGCCCGTCGAATGCCGAGGTGAAGGACGCGCGGTTCCAGGAGGACGGATCCATCGCGAAGCGGTTCGGCACCGAGCTCCTTCCCGACCTGGCGGGCAAGTCGGCCGCGCTTTCGGGCGAGGGCGGCGCTCACACGATCCTCGAGAGCGGCGGCCGGGTCGCGGCGCTCACGCACGACGGCCCGTTCGCGCACGACGAGGTCTACAACACCTGGTCGCCGCTCGGACGCATCGGACCGCGTCCGAGCCAAGTCCGGACCGACCCGCTGGTACGCGGCAACAACAGCCTGCGCCATGCCGACATGGCCGTCGCGACCATTTCGGGCAAGACCATCGCCCTCTGTGTCTGGCACGACCTCGAGGAGGACAAGGTCTACTACGCGTGGTGGGAGCTCCCCTCCGACGGAAGGCCAGCGGTGCCCCTGCGTCCGCCCGTCGAAGTTACCGGCGGACTGACTCGCTTCCCGAAGTGCGCGGTCGCGGGCAACCGGTTCGCCATCGTGGGGACCAACAGCACGCAGAGCGCGGTCTTCGGCACGAGCGTCGTGGTCACGTCGAGCTACACGATGCCCTCGGCGACGAGCATTCACACGTTCGCGAACCAAGTGTCGACCACGACGCTCGAGTTCTTTGCCGACGGCACAGGAGCGTCGGCTGCGTACTGGATCGTGAACGGGCACAACTCGCTGACGTACGTCTACCGTCGGAAGGACGACTTCACAGCTTCCGCGAACGCTACGATCAGCAAGGCCGGACCAGTCGGAGCGGGGCTCGCGAACGGTCACGTCGTCATCGCGCACCGCGACGGAACGGTGTCGCGCATCATCCAGGACCTGAGCGCGGCTGGCACGACGGCTGGACCGTTCTTGACGCCCTCTGCCACGACTGCAGTGCACGTCGCGACCGTGGTGCAGGCAGACAGCACGGGGCGCTTCCTCGTCGCGTGGTCGGGCGATGGATGCTCAGTCCCTGACGCAGGAGGGATCGGCAACTTTGGGCTCGACGTGGTGTTCTTCTCGAACACCTGGGCGGGGATTTCCCAGACCACGCTCGGCGGCGTGCGCCTGGGCGGGCGCGCGTGCTGGGACAACTCCACGGCCTCCCCCCTGTTCCCGCTCATCAACAGGCAGAGCAACTTCGCGGGCAGCGACCTCGCATCGCCGTCGCTGACGCAGTTCTTCTCGGGATACGTTGGGCGCCCCGTCTACACCGACGCCGCCGGCAGCGCATTCCTGCGTCTGGCGCCGGTGTGCTCCTATGGCATCGACACGGCGGACCTGTACCAGGCCAATTTCGGCACGACTCAGCCATCTTCGGGCATCTTCCGCAACCACCTGCCGAGCATGCGCGCGGTCAGCGCTGGCCGGTTCGTGATGCCGTTCGTGGTCTACACCCAGGCGTCGATCCCCATCTACAAGCGCCACGTCGACCTCCTGCGACTGGACACCGTAGGGTCCCCGTCGCTGCGCACGGTGTCGGCCCAGGGCGTGCGGCTCTCGTCGGGGGGTATCGTCAACGTGGTCGATGGCGTGGTCGGGACTGAGCTCACGCCGCCGCCGCCGGTCTACGTCGACGCAAGCACCGTCGACACGGCCTACGATTACGGGAACGTCGATCCGCGCCCGTTCGGCGTCGGTGGGGGCTCGATGCCGTGTTCCTTCGCGCTCAAGTGGCGCGACGCCGCCGGCAACGTGCACCGGTCGTTCGTGGCGAACGAGCAGATCACCAGCTGGGTTAGCTTCTCCGGCGGCCGTTGGTACGCACGGCGGTGGATCATCCCGCGGCCCTGGCCCCTGGCGCTCACCCAGGGGACGTCCCCGCAGCAGTACCAGATCGAGGTCTACCAGTCCGGCGGCGACGGTGCGTCGGCCGGAGGTACCCGCTACCTCGTGGCGGAGGCGACTCCGAAAGTGCATCCGACGCTTGCCGGGTGCGACTACGTCGTCCCCGTGCTGCCGGTGGGGCTCCTCCCGGCGACTGGGGCGCCGCACGAGCTCCCGATCGTGAACAACATTCCGAGCACCTACTTGCAGTGTTGGCAGGACACCTCGCCGAGCGAGTATGTCCACATTCCGCCTCCGCCGATGATCGACCTCTGCTCGACGCAGGAGCGCGTCTGGGGGCTCTCGGCAGAGAAGGGGCGCCTCGAGGTGTGGCCGAGCAAGCTGCTCGTCGAGGGGTTCGCTCCGGAGTTCACGCCCGATCTCGTGACGCGCATTCCGGCCGAGGGAGGCGAGTGCACCGCGATCGCAGCGCTCGACGACAAGATCGTGGTCTTCAAAGAGCGAGCGATCTTCGTCCTCTTCGGTGACCCCGGGACGAACACCGGCCAGCGCGCGACCCTGCAGACGGCGCGGCTCGTGTCGGGCGACGTCGGGTGCAGCAACCCTCGCAGCGTCGTCGAGGGCCCCTTCGGGATCGTCTTTCAGGCCAGTTCGGACAGCAACAACGCGCGCGGCGGCATCCACCAGATCGACCGCGGACTCGCGGTGACGTTCGTCGGGTTCCCAGCTAAGGACACCACTGCGGGCGTGACATTCGAGTCCGCGACACTCGTGCCGGCGGAAAAGGAAGTCCGCTGGGTGATGCCAAGCACGAACGTACTGGTGTGGAGTTACGATCTGAACCGGTGGCACGTGCAGACGCTCCGCGCTCGGTTCTCGAGCTGCCTGCGGAGGGGCCGATTCGCGAGTCTGACCAACACGACCGTCGTCTCGGCAGACCAGAACGGATGGGCGCACGATGCGGTGACGACATTCTCGTCCCACCAGACTCAGGTGGTGACAAGCTGGCTCAAGCTGGCGGGCCTGCAGGGATTTCAGCGGCTCTGGACTGCGACCTTCCTGTTCAAGTGGTACTCCGGCGGCATCACGATCGAGGGCCAGACGGACTACAACGAAAGCTGGACCGGCTCCTTCTCTCGCGTGTTCGGGTCTGCTGCGCTATCCTCACTCGCGGTTTCCGGGTCCGGGTCTCGCGTCCAGGTCTCGGTTCACCTGCCAGTCCAGAAATGCGAGGCGATCCGCTTTCGCATCACCGAGGACGCAGTGAACTCCCCGGGACGCGGCTTCGAGCTCGTCGGCTTGACGCTCGAGGCGGGAGTCAAGCGCGGCAGTTACCGCCGCAACATGACCGCAGCAGCGAGGAAGTGACCCATGCCCTTCTCCATCTTTGGCCCCCCGACGACAGACTGGACCGCCGAGTCTCGGCGTCGGCTCGGCACCACCGCTGCCGGATACGAGAACGCGATCCGCAACACGCGCAGGGATGCGCTCGGTCTCGCGCGGTCGACTGCAGGCGTCGGCTCTGGCGCGGCCGGCTCGCGCGCAGCCATGCAGGCGCTCGCTCCGGCCGTCGCTGACATGCGCGTGTCGCAGGCCGCCGCGATGGAGGAGACCAGGGCGCGCCTCGCCGAGGAGCAGCGCCTTGAGCGAGAGCGGCAGGCCGACTTCGCGAACAACTTGTTCGGCGGCCTGACCGGAGTCGCGGGCCAGGTGCTGGTGCCGCTGATCGGCGGTCTCGGTGGAGGCGGAGCGCCCGCCTCGACGCCCACCGGGACCTCGAGGCCCGCCCGAGCGCCAGCCAGCACCCCAACGCCGACGGCGACAGCGGCCACGCCCGCGTCCACCGGGCCATTCGCGCTGGGCTCCTCGACGCTTCCCGAGGAAGAGGCCGAGGAGGAGCGGCGGCGGCGAGAGGCGGCTGGGCTGGGCGGCGTTCTCCGAACCGCTGCCCCGTTCGCGGGCATGGCGAATCCGTTCGCCGGTCTCGCGCTGAACGCGGCCGGGGGGTTCTTCCGGTGAGCGACCCGGCAGACGACCTCGCCCGCGCTCTGAGCGGAGTGCCAGCGCTGGGTGCGCCCGGCCCGATCAGCCTGCCGGGGGCGCCCGTCGCGCCGTCCTACGCAGGCCCGGCTCGCGCTCGCGTGCCGCTGGTGACGCCTGCCCCCGCGGAGCCGGCGGCGCTGCCGTCCGCTCCCGCCGAGGACGCCGCCGCGGCATTCGCCCGCGAGCTCGAGGCGCGCAGCGGCCCGACCGGCGCGCTGTCCCTGCCCGGCTACAGGCCCGACGCAGCGCCCGCCGCTGCTGAGTCCCCGGAGCCCATGACTCCTGCCGAGGCCGCCTTGTGGCGGGCTGCCGCGGCCATGCCTGCGCTCGGGTCGGGCGGCACCGTGGACCTCCCGGGCACTCCTGTCCCTGCCTTCGCCGCGGCTGCCCGGCCGCGGACGTCGCTCGTCACGCCCGCCGAGGAGCCCGCGGCGGCTGGCACGGCGCCGAGCCCCGCTGCGGCCCGCCGAGGGGGCGTAGCGGCCCGCGGGCGTGGTCCCGCCACGCCTCCGGCGCCGCCGACGGAGGAGGATCTCAACGCGACGCTGATCGACGCGCTCACCAACCGCCCCCGAGACGCGCCGAGCCTGTTCGGCGAGTACGACAGCCGCACGGAGTCGCCGCTGGACCGGGACCTGCGGCTGGCCGACGAGCAGCGCCGCATCGAGCAGCGCCGGGCCGAGCTCGCCGCTATCGCTGCGGCCGAGGAGCGCGACCGCGTCGAGGCTGAGATCGGCGCACGGCAGCAGGTCGAAAATGAGCGGCGCGGGGCGACGAATGCGGCCCGCGACTCCTATCGACGGGCGGCGGACAGGGCAGCCGCCCTCTCCATCGACCCCGACGGTTTCTACCATTCGCGGGGCGTCGGAGGAACCATCGCGAGCGCCATCGCGATCGGCCTGGGCGGCTTGAGCTCCGCGGTCAGCGGCGGCCCGAATGTCGTCTACTCGATGATCAACGATGAGATCGAGCGCGACCTGGCCGCGCAGCAGCAGCGCATCGACTCAGCGTTCCGGCGGGCCGAGGCCGAGGGAACGCTCTACGACATGACGCGGCAGGAGTACGCCGACCGCAACGCCGCCATGGACGCGGCGCGCGCCCTGGCGCTCGAGAACGTGGCGGCTCAAGTCGCCGAGCGCGAGGCTAGCCTTGGGAGCGAGGAGGCTCGGGTCAACGCCGAAGCGCTCGCCGCCCAGCTCCGCGACGCAGCGGCAGCGTCGCGCGCGGAGGCCGACCGCAGCGAGACCGAGTGGCAGCTCCGGATGCGCCTGCTCGAGGCGCGAGCTCGCGAGCGCGAGGCCGCGGCCCAGCGCGCAGAACGGCGCGCGATGGGTGGCGCAGGTGGGCCTCGATACGACGAGCCTACCGAGGCCCGGCTGAACGCCGCGAACCGACTCATCGACACCGGCGTCGCTCCCTCGGCGGCGGCCGCGTCGGTCGGCATCGATCCGGCGTTGGTCGGCGGGGCTGGGCGCTTCGCCGAGGCGAGCACCGCGGACTCGGCCGGAGCTCTGGCGGCGTTGAGTTCGACTCTCGACGAGATCGAGGGGCTCATCCCGTCCAGGGCCAGCGGCGAAGATGCCCCGGGTGTGGGCATGACTGGCATGCTGCCCGACTTCCTCCTGTCCGACGAGGGCCGACAGATGCGCGAAGCGCTGCTGAATGCGACGG